ATCCGTTTGCGCGCCTGCAACGTCAGTTGTTGCCACCTGCACACGGACCTTGCGCCCTGCTAGTGCCGCCATTTTTCAGCCCTTTCCTAAGCCATGTTTGCAAAGTTTATACCACGGTTTGCAAAGTCTGCAAAGCCTATGCTTCATCCAGTATCGCGCGGAAAAGCATGACCGCCCGCCGCGTTTTGCCATTATCTTCCCAGCCGGGGATTATGCTTTCCAACTCGGTCGTAACCCAATGCGCGCCTGTAACAGTCAGGGGTTGCCGCTCAAGCGCTTCGCGCACATCGCTGGTTAATCCTGCTATCAAGTTCTCAGCGCTGTCTGTGGCCGTTGTGCGCGCGTATGCGTCGATCTGGACAAGCGCATCCAGCCCGCGCGTTGTCTTGGTGTTCCACGGGCTTTCATTGGCCTGCACGATAACCACATAAGGAAACGGGCCTAGCAGTTCCCCATCATCCGACTGCGGCGCTTTGGGCGACCACACGTCAACGCTAAGGCCTGCATCCAGCTTCGTGAACAAGGCTTGCCGCAATGCCGCATATGTTGGCGCTGTCATTTCGCCGCCCTCGCTAGTGCTGTCTCAAGGCGCTGCCGAAACTTCGGGCGCATGGCCTCCGTTGCTGGCACCCATGCAGGGCGCGGCGCAATGCGGCTGGTGCCGAACTCCAGCATGGCGGCATAGGCCACTTGACTGCCCACCGTGGCGCTCATTGGCCCCTCGCGCTTAAAGTCAACGCTTGACGCAAGCCGCCCTGTGTCTGTTGCGGGGGCTTGACCTGGCGCTGAGGCCGTGTGCGTGCGGCGCGGGTTGTATTTCTCATACGTCATGCCGCTTGCAGGCCCGCGCTGATACGCCTTCACAATATCCCCGCGCAACTCCAAGCCGGTTGCATTCACCGCGTCACCCACATGCCTTTCAGCCGCAGCGCCATAGGCCCGCAACGCCGCTGCAAGCTGGTCACCGCCTTCAAGCTGCATGGTTATGCGGGTCACGTAGCAACCCCCCCATCTAAATCAATCTCGAACCAGCGATTGCGCAACTTGACATTGTTGATGAACGTGATGTTATACCGCCGCCCGCCGATCACAACGCGATCCGCCTCGGTCAGCCCCGCAAAATACCGCACCACGATCCGATTGCGCGTTGTCGCCTCGGCCCGCTGCGCCTGGAACCGCTCGCCACCCGACAGCGCCTTGAAGCTGCACCGCGTTGCAGCGCCTGCAAGGTTAGTCCACGCCTCAGACCAGCCGCCCGAACCGTCCGGCGCGCGTGTCTTGCGCTGGAATTGGCACGGCGTGCGCAGCATCCCGGCGCTGTAGTCGCAGCATTTCATCAGTACCAGGCCACACAGGAAGCCGTTGATGCGGCGCGCACTTGAACCGCGCGGAAAGGAATAACATCGCCCTCCGCAACCGTATATGTGATATCAACGCCGCCCTCGTCTCTTAGAACAAGCGTACCATCGCCGGAAACATACAATGCGCGCGGCCTGACCGGCAAATCCTCATCAGACGGCGTGACCGTGTAGTGACGATACGCAGGGCTTTCCAAGCCTGCCGCATTCTTGTCGAAGAAATCCATGCTGCTGCCTTTCGCTAGATTAACAACTCAGGCTTGCGCCAGGGTGTAAGGATTGAAGCCGCGCCGCTTTTCTGAACGCCGTCTGATGCGTCACACTGCCCGCGATGCTCGTAAAGCCAAGCGGCAAGCATCAAGATCGCCTGCCTGATCTGTGCAGGAACGTCCGACGGGTCGGCCCCAAAGCCCGCTTCATAGACCACGACAATCGCAGGCTCATCATTGAAGCCATCGCGGTCCGATCCGCGCAGCACGATGGACCGCCCCCGATTGGTAAAAGTTAGCTGCGGCTCGCCATAGCTGGTCACTGAAACCACAGTGGCATTGCGCGCATATGGCAGGCTGATTTCACGCGCGAATGATCCTGTGGGTTGCCCAAGATTGCGCGCCGCAAGAGTGCCATATGTGGGCCAATCCCAATGCGTCAGGGACCACTCGCGGGTCAGCAGATCAAAGCCGATATAGTTAATGACCGCATCCGTTGCGGCTATCAGCAACGCATCCATGAGCGGATCAGTCGGCCCCGGCAAAGATGCAAACTCTAACGCATCCGCAAGAGGCACAGGCGATACAGTAGGCTCTACCGTTTCCGCCCTGCCAGACTTGCGGTTAGTGAACTCACTCATTCGACTTAGCCTTGCGCTTGCGCTTCACAGGGGTTTTAACCTCCGGCGGCTGCATTGCCTTGTTCTGCACAGGCTCGATCGTGCCGTTGGCGACCAAGATAGCCGTATTCGGGCTAGACGGATCAAGCTGGCGAACTTCGCCGCGCTTCGCGTTGATGGTGTTCATTTTCCAGCGATATTCCATGCCTAACCCCTATCTGCTTAGCAAAGGGGGCAGTCGCCCGCCCCCTCAAGAAGCAGATATTACTCTGCAACGGTGAACGCGCCCTTGCGGAAAGCAAGCGGACGCGACACGCCAAGCGCCTCGCGGAACTCGCCAAGGATAACCAGCGCGTTGCGCACAAAGTCATCATTGAAGTTTTCCGAAGTGCGGATGGTGACGCCCTCGCGGGTGTAGCGCTGCGCGCCAATCTGCCAGTCGCCCAGGACGAAGTCACCCACGTTGATTGCAGTCGTGGTGATGACAGGCACGCCCCAAAGCTGCGGAGGCTCAGGGTTGGTTGCGGCAAACGGCGTGGTCAGCCAGTGGCCGTCAGATGCCTTGGCGCTGCGGATCGTGCGCCAGTCAGTCGGGTGCATGACGATGCCGTTGACGTTGCTGTATTCGGATACGTTGACAGCCGTGATGGCCTCAAGCACCTTATCCAGCATTGCCGGCGGGACGTTAGCCGCGCTTGTGCCGCTAGCAATCTCGCCAACAGACTGAACGCCGCCATCCACCATCAGGCCAGTCATGTTCTGGCCTGTGCCATCGCCGTAAAGCAACTGCGCGTCATGCTCAAGCTGGAGCATGTAAGCCAATTCACGGTCAATGACGCCCGCCAGCATGGGCGCATCAGCCAGCACCTGCCGCGATGTGCGCACATAGGTCGCAATCGTGCGGATCGGAATAGTGACTTCCGAAAACTCCAGCGACGACTTTGGCTTGGGCTGCAATTCGCCACCGCCGACCGCGCTGGACGGCGAAGATGCAGCTTCCTGCGGACCCGCGTTATTCGTGAAGCCGGTCTGGCGGAACACGTCCACACTGCCCGAAGATGTCGGCACGCTCGGAATCAGGTCCGCAATGCGCAGCGACCGCATACCGCCGATGGTGCGGTAAAGCGTCGGGTCGCGGTCAGAACGGGCAAGGGCAAGGGCGCTGCCGGTGGTCCCGGTGATGTCCTTGACCTCAAATGGCGATGTGGTCCAGCGGCTTGCCGACTTGGCCTCTGCATACACGTCCGACTTGATGAACGCCGCGCCAAGGGTCTTGGGCTCGTCATCGCCACGACCGAAGCCGGGGCGCGCCATCTTGGCCTGGACCTCTTTCATGCCCTTGTCCAGATTTTCAATCTGCGACTTATACTCGCCCATTTGATTTTCTGCCTCGGCCAGCTTGGCGTTTGCAGCTTCCAGAGCGGTCTTGGTTTCGGCAAGGGCCGCGCCTTGCGTCTTGACCTCGTCCGCCTGCTTTTGAATGAGGTTCTTGACCTCATCCGAAGCGGCCTTGACCGCCTCTTGAATATCTTTCATTTCCATGGCGCTTGTCCTTTTGTTAGCGTCCAAAGGTTTTCAACAGGTCAAGCAGTTGCGCTTGATCTGCGTCGATGCCCTCATCCGCTTCATCCCGAAGCGCCGCGAGTGCCTTGAAGCCGTTGGCGCAGAACGCCTTGGCCTCTTGTCTGGAAAGCCCGCCTGCATCCCGCAAGAATGCTTCCCAATCTCTGATTGTGCTGTCTGACTTCACCGCCGTAACCTGTGCGTCCGGCAGCATGGGGAAAGTGACCGCGCTGATTTCCATCAGGTCCAAGTCTGTCAGCTTTCGCCCGTTTCCGTCCCGGTCATAACCTTTCGTCCGATAGCCGATTGATAGCCCCTTGATCGCACCAGACTGCATCAATGCGTGCGTCTCTCTGGCGCGGGCGACTTCCATGACCATCTTGCCGGATACGCGAAGGCCGCGCTCGTCTTCTGACATGCGGTCCCAAACGCCGATAGGCTGGCTTGGGTCATGGTTCCAAAGCATCGGGACTGTTTTGCCTTGTGCGCTCTGGAATGCGCCGCGCATGACGGTATCGCCGCCCAAGTCCTTGACGCCGAAGACGCTGGCATAGCCCTCGATCTCGCCCGCTTCCGATACCTGCTTAATCTCAAACGGAAACGCTTTGCTCTCGTATTTCATGCCTGCCCCGCATAAGGTTTGCAAAGCTTATAGCATGGTTTGCAAAGTTTGCAAAGCCTGACGCAACGCATGAAAAAACCGCCCCCGAAGGGACGGCTTAATCACTGCTTCAATTTCAAACCCCGCCTAGCCGCGAACCACCCGGCCATGTCTCAACGGGCCTTGCCCCGACCGCCTCGACCGACCAGACCTAGCCGCGCCTCAACGCACCGGGCCGTTCCCCGACCGCCAAACCTCGCCGGGCCACGCCTCGACATACCGCGACCGCCTTGACCAGCGCGCCCGCTTATGCGGACTGCGCCACGCCTGCATCCTCAGATGCCGCGATTTCTTCGATTGCCGACAGATCAACGCCAGCATGTTCAAACGCGCCGCGATAGCGCGAAAGCCAGCCACGCAAAGTCGCTGCGCCTTGTCTGCGGATTTCGGCAATCTGCGCCTCGTCCTTTTCGTCAACGGGCTCATACCCGCCGCCAGACTTGCGCCCCGCCATTGGCGAGATATACGCAGGGTATTCGCGCGTCGTGACCGCCA